TTGGAAATACAAGAAAAAATTAACGAACTAAAAAAACACAACTATAATATGGAGCAACATATTAAGACTTATTATCTAGACAACAATAGATATATTTTTGATTATTTTGAAACCAAAAAGAATGTTTCTGAAGGTAATAATAAAACTAAATTAATTGATAATTTTTTTGTTAAAACCACAACCGAGAATCATTATTCAAATAGTAATATCAGTATTTCAAAATATTTTTCAAATATGGATGATAAATTTATTGATGTAGACCATTTTGTACATTCATCAAATATTTGTAGTTATTGTAAAAAAGGCGAGTTAATACCAGTAGATTATGAAGGCGTTATTATATGCAATAATGAATTATGTGCTAAACAGTTTAAATATTTAATAGAAAATGAGAAACCTTCTTATAAAGAACCTCCTAAAGAGGTTTGTTTCTATGCTTATAAACGAATTAATCATTTTAGAGAAATATTAGCACAGTTTCAGGCAAAGGAAACAACACAAATTCCTGATGAAATAATAGAAAATATTAAATTACAAATACATAAAGAAAGAATGGAATTATGCGACCTCACGAATAAACAAGCCAAAGATATATTAAAAAAATTAGGATATAACAAATTTTATGAACATATACCATTTATCAAGGACAAACTTGGGATAAAACCTCCTATAATGACACCAGAATTAGAAGATAAATTATGCAATCTTTTTATGGATATTCAACGTCCTTATGCAGATTTTTGCCCAAGTGACCGCGTTAATTTTTTAAATTATTATTATACAATTTATAAATTATGCGAGCTTTTAGATGAAGAAGAATTTTTACCTTATTTCCCTATGTTAAAAGATAGAGAAAAACGAATAGAACAGGATGAAATATGGAAAAAAATATGTATGCAACTTGTATGGCAATTTATTCCTACAATTTAAATAGAATACTAATTATTCATTGCGTTTGATTATAATATAATGGAAGACTTGAGCGAGTTTATGTAAGAAGGCAAAATTGTTTTACATAAATAAATTTTATAGAGGGCTATGCAATGCTTGCGTGTTAATTCCTTAAATACGGATGAGATTATTAATTATAAACAAATATAAGTTTTCTTTTGTTTATAATTAACGAGGGAAACCAACGAGATTGGCACCAATACCGAAACCGGCACCAGATCTCGCACTTCCGGCAATACTTGGTACATATGTATCAAGGATTAAGAAAGTTGCCGCTCCGGTTAATGCTATTAGCGCTATCTCATCCGCTTTCATAGGTGATTTAGGTAGAATGTAGCAAGCTATTGCTATCATTAAGCCTTCAACTAAATATTTGATTGCTCTTTTAACAAATTCTCCCATGTTGACATTCATTATAATTATTAATAAGAAAAAAAATATTTAATTAATTTAAATTAAAATACTTAAATATTAACTAAATATTTAAGTATAATGACCGTTGAAGAAAAATCTAATTATGTTGACCTTTTGGATGAAGATAAACCGATTGCTAACCAGAAATTTGTATGTATATCTTTTATATCACCTGAAAAGGTAATAAATAAAAAAGAAGTATTTTTTTTTGAAGAGTTCCTAAAAACTTGGGAATTATCAAAATCGTTAGAAAAATTTAACCAATTTATTAACTTCGTTTCGCATAAATACAATCTTGATTTTAACGGACTATCTGAGGATTTAAGTGAATTTTGCAAAGAAGAAAAACATAAATTAATAAACGGAACATTATTTGATGAATATAAAACTTTTTTGGATCAAAACGAAGAACGTCTTGAAAATCTATTTAATGAACAGAATTCTTTTCGTACGTCTACAAGAGGAATCAAAATTAGAGGTGTGTTTCCTACACAACAAGAAGCAGAATTACGTGCAAAACTACTTAGAGAAAACGATCCTAATTTTGATGTTTATGTAGGTCCGGTTGGTTTGTGGATGCCCTGGGAACCAGATGCTTATAAAACAGGAAGAGTTGAATATCTTGAAGAGGAATTAAACGAGTTAATGGCTAAAAAGAAAGAAAATGAAGATAAAGCTAAAGATTATTTTGATAAACGTGTTATGGACTCTAAGGTTAAGGCAATTGAAGATAATGTTAAATTAGCAAAAGAAACTGGTAATAAATTAACACAAAGTATCAACGAACGGGGTAATTTAGTAGGTGTCTCTGAACTTAATACACAGGAAAATATACTAAGACAAAAGGGTGAAATAAGTATTGATGAAGTCAAATCAGAATTATTTGAGGGTGAGAATGTTGTTTTAGGAAAATAATATAATTTGTTATATTAAATGGGTGGTTCGGAAAATAGTTTGTTTAGTTTTAATAAAATAGATTGTTAAAATTAGTTCCTGATGACGAGCAAGAAAAGGACCTTGCATATGGAAAGGTTATTACACAAATTTATATTAAAGAACAACATGCGGACGCGGCGAATGCGCAGGCGGCGTTGAATTCTTAATAGGATGCAATCCACCCTCTATGCGGCGGGTTCGGGGGTGCCACCTGACTCACCCTTTCTATCTAGTTATTAATTATTTCATAATTTACTACAGGTGGGTGTATGTCGAACACTAAATTTATAAGTGTTTTGATTTTTGGATTGGTAACTTTTATGGTGAATTTTTCAAGATAGTTGCGATGGGTCTCTTCCATTTTAATCATTAAAACTACTATTTTATAAATATAATTTATTGGAAAATAGTTTATATTGCTACAATCAAATAAAATATTTATACGCTCTTTTTGTGCGTATAAATTAGCGTAGTAGATTAGATACTGATTATAATCTTTGTCATTAGGATTATCATTAAAGACTATTGTAATATTATTATTGTTTTTTTCCACACTAAACCAATCATTAATTTTTTCCATTAAATATTATAAATTTTATAATATTTAATATTATCCTAATTACCATCTTGTTTTTTTAACGCTAATTTTTTGGCCGGCACTTTTTTTACGCGAATTATTTGGGTCATATTGTTCATCTTCATCATCCGAATTTAAATCTTTAGACATTTCCCAAAATTCGCGCGACCCCAACCGAAAGTCTTTCCTTCCTTCACCTTTATACCAAAATATTTGTTCAGTTAAACTATTTGTTTTAGCATTATTATTTATAACTAAACATTCATAATTCTCAGTGCATTGATCCATAACCTGACAAAAAGATTCAAACGTTGGAAACATACCAGCATAATTTTCATAGATGCGTTTTCTATTGGTAATGTATGGTTCTCTTAAGATAAATACATAGTCTATATTTGTACGTAAATTGGGCGGTATTCCTAAGGGATATTGCATAGTAATTATTAACATTACTTTCCAATGACGTCCATTCATAAATAATAAACGCATAAGTTTATCTTTTGCCCATCCAGCATCATATAAACAATCATCCAGAATAACGAAAGCACGTGGATCAATATTGCATCGCCCATAATTTGCTGTTTCCTTGTGGATTTGTTTCATGACAGTTTTCTGGCGTTTTAATATATTTTCAATTATAGCCGTGTTGTATTCTTCGTGGATGAATAATTTTGGAACATGACTACTATAAAATTGATTACCTGCTTCAGTACCTGATATTACGGACCCAACAGGTATATCCTGATGGTGAAATAATAAGTCACGCACCAAAAAACTTTTACCTGTGTCGCGACGACCGATTAACACGCAGACGGGACCTTTATTTTCATTCGGTTTAAAACTTATAGTCTTCATATCAAATTTTTTTAATTCTAAAGTCATACTTTCTATATTAGAGAAAAAAAAGATTTGAAAAAAGCGTATTAATAATTATTTTAAGTTTAAATATTAAGATAATTATATATTTGATTAAATATGGAACCTGTTTATTATCGTAAAAATAAAAATTTGATCTTTCCTTTTTTGGAAGAGAACCTAGGTCTAGAAAATCCACAGAATTATATACCTATTTATGATACATTATTTTCATTAAATGAAAATAACAAAAATACAATAAATTTAAATAATAAATGGGAGTTATCAAACATTCATAACAAAATGCAAGATAGAAGATGTCAATGTACTGTATCAGATATTAATAATAATACTAAGAAAGTTGAGGTTTTTTTTAAATTTGCACCTTTAATGGACCCTGTTAAATATTTAATTGGAAAATATAATGATTGCAACATCGAAACTCTTCCATTGAACGATACAACTTGCAATGAAAAATTACTAGATGTCAATAATTCGGCATATATTGATAACTATTTCTCATATTTAAGTAGTAGATTACTACATGAATACGGATTCGTCCATGGCATAGATTACTATGGTGGATTTCTTGCAATTAAGGAAAACTATATTTTTAATTCTGAAGATGATATAGATTATGTACATAAATCATCATTCTTTAAAAAAAGTAAAGATCACTTGTTTACTATATCAGATGATTTAAATGAAATGATAAACAATGACTCTACAAAAAATAAAACTAAACTTAAAATAAACGATAATAATTCTGAATTAATAGAATTGGGTTCTATAATAGATATTGATACATTAGATAACCTAAAAGAAGTAAATCCTAATGAAATAGTCGGGGAATCTAATTTATTAACATTAGAAGAAATAAACAAAAATCATAAATCAACTAAGAGTTCGTCTACATGTTCTTCTAGATCTTCTGTAACTGACGGCGAAGATGATGATGATGATGATGATGATGATAGCGATGAAGATGACACCGACGATGAAGGAAATGATGAATCATACAACATATTAATTAAAAAGTTCCCTGTTAATGTAATCGCATTGGAAGCATGTAATACGACATTTGATGAATTAATAGAAAACGACTTATCATATGCTGAAATAATTTCAGCATTTATGCAAATTATTATGACATTGATAGGCTATCAAAAAGCGTTTAACCTAACACATAACGATTTACATACAAATAATATTATGTACGTCCCTACAGAAAAACAATACTTGTATTATTGTTTTGAAAATAAATATTATAAAGTTCCAACATACAATCGTATTTATAAGATTATAGATTTTGGTAGAGCTATTTATAAATATAATGGAAATCTTCACTGCAGTGATAGTTTTAGTATGAACGGTGATGCGGCTACTCAATATAATTGCGAACCTTATTTAAATGATAAAAAACCCCGTTTAGAACCTAATTATAGTTTTGATTTATGTAGATTAGCTTGTTCACTATACGATAACCTGGTTGATGATGATGATGATGATGATGATGATGATAAAGAACAA